CATTTGGTGTGATTCGGGTGATTCTTTCCCATGTCAAGCCCCTACATCTAGTGTGTCACATTATCGCAACACATAGGATATATTTTTATTTTCCTCTTGACATAAAACATGGGACCCTATATATTTCCACGGGTGATTCGCCGGGCGGGTGGGTAGTCACATAAGTCTGTAACATAAAAAAATATACTTAGTGCCACCTTGTCTGCTCAAAGGTATTTACCCTTGTCAGTAATATTTGGAAAAAATAAGGATTTCGAGGTCTGCTTTACCGTAAAGGTAATTGTGTCTCAGAGAGGGCCTACACAGGGCCTTTAGGTCCATTTGGTCACTACCCCCCATGAAAGTCTCTAGTGGCCCTGAGACAAGCGTTTTGAGGGGTCAGGTGGTGTTCTAGGTTAGAGTGGGGTGCGGACTTCGGCTAGCTTCAGAGTGATACCATGTATCTCTACCATGATGAGTCAGGAACGCGAGGATAAGTGTAATGTTACAGTTTTGTCAATGATTATCACAGAAACGTGATCAGTGTATTATCCTTATAAATCAAAGACCCTACAATAAAAGTGAAGAAAAAATCTTACCACCTCTTGACAAACCGACTTCGAGTACCTACTTATAGATTCATATGATACTTCTTATGATAATAAATATACAATATGTATTTAATTAACATTATGTAATTAGTATCATATGATAGATTCATATGAATAGAAGTCCTTTCTAGTTATTATCTAGTTTAGTACCTGTATCATATGATAGGATTCATATGTAACTGAGTCTAGATTGAGATTGATAATCAGTAAGGGCTTTTTTCATATGAGTCCCTTCCGCCAGATTTTAGGCGGAACAGTCCTCAAGTTCTCTCTTACTTATTTTTGTAGGTATCTTAAAGTATTGTAGGTTTCTTATGAGATGGATTCATATGTAAGGGGTGTAACCCCGTTTCGCAACAAATTAGGATAGTAAATGCCCGATAAATACAAGACATTCACAAAGCAGGATTTAGATGACCGATTCCACTATGACCCTGAAATTGGAGATCTGGTTCACAAGAAGGGCAACTTTATAGGTAGAGTAGCGGGATCGTCTATCGAAAGTAACGGAGGTTACATTTATCTATCTGTAGGTAGGGGTGGGAAAACATATTCACTCCTAGCACACAAGGTAGTCTGGTTAATGTGTTTTGGGGAGGATGTTGAAGATGGTAAAATCATTGACCACATAGATGGAGACCCAACTAATAACAGAATAGCCAACCTGCGTGAAGTTACACATAGAGAGAACTCACGGAATAAAGGGCCAAGGGTTGTAAAGCATAATTCTAGGTATGTGTTAACATCTGTGACCGGGATAAAGTTTGACAAGCAGGAGATGTGTTACGTTGTAACAACTGGGAGTGATGAGATTTGTAGAACTCTGGACTTCGATGATGCAAAATATACTAGGTGGAACTGGGAGTTTGATAACAATTACACAGAAAGAGCCTGATAGAGTAAAAATAATTAGACTACCCCTTGACAAATGCTTCTATATGACATAGGTAGCATATCAAGAGAGGAAACAGGTCGAACCTTCCCATCTTTGATAGTGAAAGACGTGGACCTCCGATTTCTCTCTATTTCTTACCAAGAGTATCACATGACCAAGCAGAACCAACCAAATGCCTGTGAATGGAAGGGTGTGATTGCTAATCGCATAAGAGAAGGTATTGGTGATGGTGTCAACCTTACTGTGATCTGTGATAGCATACAAAACATGGGTGGCGCACCTAAGACCGTAGCAACCATGAAGAAAGTCTATGCTCAGGATATTTCAGAGGCCCGACTGACACTTCATTCCCTTATCGGTAAGGCCGTACTTGATGGTGTAAAAGGTGGAAATCCTGCTCTTGCTATCTTTGCTGCTCGTTCCAAGGCTGGTTGGAGGGTTGTAGATCATACTCAGGAAGTTGACCCTGCTGAGGTAGATGAGAACGTAGACGCTATCTCCATGTTGGCTACCATGCTAGGTAAAGACACTCCCGATGAAGTTAAGTAATCTACAAGTAACAGCCAAAGACCTCAGAGCCTTACCTGCCGACAAAGTACAAGAACTGCTTACAGCACTTGGACCAGAGAAAGCAGACGAATTAAAGTATACTTGGCCCTTTTGGGCCAGACCAGACCAAATCGAGCCGGAAGGTAGATATAAGATTTGGATGCCACTTGCAGGCCGAGGTTGGGGAAAAACCCGTACCGGAGCAGAAACAGTAAGAGAGTGGGCAAAGCAAGGTCTAAAGCGTATCGCCTGCGTAGCGCCAACTAAAGGTGATGTTAGACGGGTTATGGTTGAGGGTGAGTCTGGTCTCCTTAATGTTTGTTGGGATAAAGACAAGACGCATAGAGGCGTCCACATGGGTAGACCAGTCTGGTCCCCTACTAACAACACAATAACTTGGGAGAATGGGGCTAAGGCTGAGTTCTTCTCCGCAGAAGACCCTGAGAGACTTAGAGGCCCCCAGTTCCACGCTGCATGGTGTGATGAGACTGCTGCATGGAGGAATGTGCAAGAAGTCTGGGATATGCTGCAATTTACCCTTCGTCTTGGTAATAATCCTAAAATCCTTATGACAACTACTCCTAAGCCGATCAAGCTGATCCGTAGGATAGTTGACCTAAGCAGAGAAGAGCCAGAGAAGTATGTAGTTACTACTGGTTCCTCATACGACAACTCCGATAACATTGATCTGGAAGCTCTGAAGGCGTATGAAGGCACTCGTCTTGGTCGTCAGGAACTTTACGCAGAGATATTGGAAGAGTCTGCTGGTGCCTTGTGGACCATGAAGCTGCTAGACGAAGCACAGGTACATAAAGAAGATGTACCTCTTATCGACCCTGAACTTGGGTATAAAGAAGATAACCTCAATTTATCACGTATCGTAGTAGCTATCGACCCTGCTATCACCTCTAACGAGGAATCTGATATGACTGGTATCATGGTTGCTGGTATTGATGTAAATGGTCAGGCATATGTCCTTGAGGATGCCACTGACAGATATAAGCCAGCCGAATGGGCGCAGAAAGCCATTGATCTTCTCTACAAGTACAAAGCAGACCGTATTGTAGCTGAGAGAAACCAAGGTGGTGAGATGGTACGCCATACACTGCAAACTGAAGATGCTTCTGTCCCGATCAGACTTGTACACGCCTCAAGAGGTAAGTATGCAAGAGCAGAGCCAGTATCAGCACTCTATGAACAAGGTCGCGTAAAGCACCTTCCCGGACTTGATGATGTTGAGCGTCAGATGACTATCTGGGAGCCTCTGGGTAAGATGGGTTCACCTGACAGACTTGATGCTCTTGTGTGGGCTTTGACCGACCTAATGCTTGGTGGTATTGCCAGACCTCAACTAAGTCTTTCGTACAAGAACGCAAAAGAAGCAGTGGTATGAAAACTTGTGAGGAAAATACATGACAGTTACTCCTGCAAAGGTAGACTTAACTATATACCAAGGCTCAGACTTTAATCAGGTAGTGACCTTCTTACAGACTGATGGTGGAGACCCTGTTAACCTGACAGGGCTGACCGGACGTATGCAGATCAGGAAGAACAAGTTTACCGACAACATAGTTATGGACCTGACCACTGCCAACGGGCGGCTGACATTCGGCGGCACCAATGGCGTTGTGACAATGACGCTGACCGCTGCGGAAACCGCGACGATCCTGACAGATGGCGTCTATGATCTGGAATTTGTGACAAGCGCGACCAGCGCATCCCGTTGGCTTGAGGGGCTTATCATCTTGAGTAAGGAAGTCACGCGATGAGCACAATCGTTGATCGAAATACGCCACCTGTCGTTGTGACTGTTGGCCTTCAGGGACCGCCGGGGCCGGTGTCAGGCTCGGGTTCGGCAGTCGGCCCAGGTTTCAAACTTGTTGGGGCGGAAATCCGCTTCGATATTGCATCATTGACAGGAGTATAAGTCATGGCACTTCAAGGCACAGACCAGTTTATCATTGAACGAAGCAGCACGGTTTACTCCGTTCTTGGTTCTGATGTCCTAGCATATATTCAAGCCAATATTGGATCTTCTGAATATGACGTTGCGGACATTACGGCTAGAAACGCTCTAACGGGCCTTTCCACGGGCGACCGGGTTTTTGTGGTCGATGCGTCTGCCGACAGCACGGTTGATTCGGGATGGGCAATCTATATCTGGCGCGGTTCGGCGTTCACCAAAGTGGCAGAAGCCGAAATGCTGGATATCACGGCGGGCGGCGCTGACCTGTCTTACACCGCCAGCGCAACGCAAGGCGTTGTGGTGTCATCCAGCGGCATTAATGCCACGCTGCCAGCGGCAAACGGCACGAACGCGGGGCTTATGCTACCTGCGCAGTTCACGGCCCTTCACGCTGCGGTGACGCGCGGTGGCACGACCAATAACAACCCCATCGTGGTGACAGGGCAAGTGCTGACCTTCTCCATCTCCAACCTGACGGCAGCGCCGTAAGATGGCGGTCGTCGGCACCGATGAGATAATGATCGAACGCGGCGGGACGCTTTACAAAGCGCCCGTGTCCGACGCGGTGAACGCCACTAATGTTGCGGCGGTAGGCGGGGTTCTTAGCGATCCGACAGGCGTAACAGGTGCAGACGCGGTTACAAATATTATGAGCCTCACGCAAGCGGAATATGATGCAATCGGCACGCCAAACGCCTCAACGATCTACGTGATTACGGACGCATAAAATGGCCCTGACCCTCGGCACCACGGCACTGAACAAGCTCTATCTGGGCAGTATGGCTATCAACAAAGCATACCTTGGCGCGAATGTCTTGATAGCGGCGTCATCCTCCTTGGTGGTGTCGCGCGTGGTCTTTTCCTCCGGCGCTACGGTTCCAGAGACCACGCACGACAACAGCGCGTTCTGGGGGGCAGATGCTGGCGAGGAAGATAACCTCTACAACTTTGCACTGGACCTAAGTGGAGCGGTGGTGGGTGATCTTCTTCTTGTCGCCGCAGGCGGGCGGCGGGCGATTGCGGGGCTGGCGCTGGACGGCACGGCCATGACGCAAGAGATTTACAGCAACAACGGGGTTTACCGTGCTGCTGGTCTCTGGTCGCATGTCGTGACCTCTGGTGACATATCTGGCACGACGCCACTGGTCCTAACGGGCACTGAGCAAGAACGCGGCATAACGGCACTTTTGGTCAAGGGCGGCGTCCTGCAACAAGTTGCCAAAGATGACGGCAACAACGTGGGCTTTACTCTGTCTGTTACAGCGACAGACGCCCGAAATGAAGTGGTCGGGATTGCCTTTGGCGAGGGGAATGCGTTCTCATCGACGGGCTATGCCATGGGCAACCTGACATTGGTGGAGACGCTCGGCTGGGAGGATCATGACAGTGCGCTGGGTAACATCGGCGTGGCCTATGGCACCACGTCGAATATATCTGTTGGTAGCTTTTCGTCTACATTCACACCTGTTACAGGCCGCGATAGCGCGGGCCTACTTATTCTTCTGGAGCCTTCGGCATGACGCAGGTTGAGGTGGAGATATGACCGACGCAGCCAAGCGCATGAAGGCAACCTAGATGGCCAGCGTAAACACCGAAAACCTTGAGGGATAATACATGACTAATCTGACCGAGGGTAAAGCCAAACAGACTATGGGAGTTGCAGGC